GAAGTAAGTCAAAATTTATAGGAGATAATTATGGGTAACATTCTAGAAAAATTATTAAGTGGTGGAATGGGAGGATTTCTCGGTGGCTTTGGTGATGCTATTACAGGATTACCCGCAAGTCAACTTTTCGGTATTCAAGATTCACCAACTGCTGGTTTAGGAAAACTATTAGGTGGTGGCTTACTCGGTGATTTTTCAGGTGTAGGTCGTTCCGCTATGTTAGGTGGAGGTATGGCTCAATCACCTCAACAATTAAATCAACAAGGAATGCAAATGAATCAAATGATGGCTGAACCACCTCAGTTTGCATTTCCACAATTACCACCAATGATGATGAATAACCAACAAATGTTACAACCTTTAAATACACAAATTGACCCTCGTACAATTATGGGTGGTCTACTTGCACCTAGAAACTACAATATAATTTAATGCAAAATGATGATGATTTGGATTTACGCCAAAGAATGGCTCAAGGAAATCAAGCAAAAGATTTGCTGGAAAATCCAATTTTTAAAAAAGTTTATAGAATCCTTGAGGAACGATATGTATCAGGTTTCTCAGAAAGTAAGCCAGAAGATAAGGAAGTTCGTGAACGCTCTTATTTCTTACTACAATCTTTGCGTAAGGTACGTGAAGAAATGCAAATTCTGGTAAGCGACTCAAAACTCGCTAAAGAAAAACTAGATAATTTGCATAAACGAAAATTTTTTTAACAAAAGGAATGAATTATGGAAAACACCAATCCTGAAACAGGAAGTGAACCTAACAATACTTTTAGTCGACAACAAGCTGTCGATTACCTCTTGAAAGCTAATGAGCCGAAAACGGACAACTCAGATGCCGAACAAGAATCAAATAATCTTGACCAAAGTGGTCAGGAACAACAAGTAGAAGAAACCACAGCACCTGAAACTGATGTTGAACTGGAAAGTGATACTGAGGTAGAAAGTGATGAGGTAGATTATACTGAATCAGAAAACGTTGAGGATACTCAGGAAGAGGTTTCAACAGAACCAGAAATGTACACTGTTCGAGTTAATGGTGAAAACGTTGATGTAACTCTGGAAGAACTTCAGAACGGATATTCAAGAACGGCTGACTATACAAAAAAAAGCCAAACTTTGGCTGAACAAAGAAAACAGCTAGAAACAAATGCTCAGCAAATTCAAGCTGAACGTCAAGCACTTGCTGAAAATCTTAAAGCAGTAGAACAGTTTTTAAGCAATCCTGTTCCACAGCCAGATTCTAATTTAATCAATAGTGATCCATCTGAATATTTACGTCAGAAAGATGCTTTTGAAAAACATCAGGCAACTGTAAAAGCTGTCAAAGATGAACAGCAAAGAATAGCAACTAAGCAACAAGAAGATTTACTTCAACAATATACGAAAAATCTTGAGGTTGAAAAAACTAGACTTATGGAACGTATTCCAGAATGGAAAAATACAGACGTTGCTACAAAAGAGAAACAGAGTATTACAAACTATGCGAGAAAACTTGGGTTTACTGATAACGAGTTAAGCCAAGCCTCTGATAGTAGAGCCATTCAGATTTTACGAAAAGCATGGTTGTATGACAATCTTATGGCTAAAAATCAAGTAGCCAAAAAGAAAGTTACTAAAGCCCCTAAAATGGCTAAAGGCAACGTGCCAACTTCTAAGTCTGAAACTAAAGCTAGACGTAACAAACAATTATTTGATCGCTTGAAAAAAAGTGGCAAAAGAGAAGATGCAGTAAATTATTTACTAGCACAAAAACAACAATAACAACATTAACTTTTAAGGAGTAATTTAAAATGGCAACATTTACCTCAAGTTCAGCGATTGGTGAAAGAGAAGATTTGTCTGATGTGATTACAAGAATCGACCCAGACGAAACACCTCTTTTTTCCAATCTAAATAAAATCGCTACTAAAGCGATAACATACGAATGGCAAACTCAAGAGTTGGCTAGTGCAAGTGCAACTAACCATGCTAATGAGGGTGCTGATTACAGTTATGTTAACCCAACCGCTACTGTAAGAAATTCTAATCACCATCAAATCTTTGTACAAGCTGGTGCTGTTTCTAAAACATTAGACGTAGTAGATACTGCTGGAAGAGCCAGAGAAACTGCCTATGTCAAGGTTTTAAAAGGGATTGAACAAAGACGTGACATTGAGAAATCATTATGTTCGTCAACTGCAAAATCCTCATCTGACCCACGAAAGTTTGGTTCGATTGAAACTTGGCTTACAAATATCGACAAAGCATCTGATGGTACTGCTGTAACAGGTGATGGAACTGATGTTCATACTGATGGTACAGCAAGAGCATTAACATTGGCTCAAATCGATACAGTAATGCAAGCGTGTTACTCAGATGGTGGGCAACCTGATATGTTAGTAGTTTCTCCATCAAAGAAAGCTACTTTCTCAGACCTTAGCAGTGGCTCAATCGTTACGAATCAACTTCATATGACTGCCAATGCACCAAAAGAAGCTATGATAATAGGTTCAGTTAGTATGTATCTTACAGACTATGGAACTCTAAACGTGGTTATCGACAGACAAATGCAAGATGACAGAGTGTACTTACTTGACTCTGATTATATGCAAATGGGTGCATTACCAAACAGAAGTTTTTCTGTTAATGATGTAGCACCTACGGGTGATGCCGAAAAGTTTGCGATAGTGTCAGAAATGACATTTATTCCAACTGCACCAAAAGCACATGGTGCTGTTATGGATTTATCATAAACAAATAATATTAAGGGGGTGTAATAGCCCCCTTTTTATTGGAGGAAATTAAAATGCTTATTACAAAAAAATTAATAAAATTTAATAATCTAATTATTAAAATTTCTAAACAAACAAATAATTTAAAAGATTTATCAGAAAATCGTTGGGGCTATAAGTATGGCAAAAAGACAACAGAAAGTTTTATATAGCCCAACAAAGAAAACAAAAAGACGACACAAACCTAAAGGACATAAACATAGAAAAAAGATGAGTCCAAAATCAAGTTTAAGGGTAAGACATGGAAAAAATAATAAGTAAAGAAAATGGCAAAGTAACTAAGATGAAGTTTGAGGGTGATGAAACTATCATTCAAACAGAACAACAAGTTGACCATATTCTTGAACATAATAAACGTAAAAGTAATAGTTATGAAAAAGGTTCGTTGATTGGCAATACTCAAAAGCATCAACAACATATAGCAGAGATACCTGTAACTGTTTACTATGAAATGCTTAAAAAATTAGGTGATCCTAAACATAATCAAAAAGCATGGAAGAAATGGTTAAATGACCCTGATAATAGATTTTTTAGAACGGGTGGAGGTAAAGTCTAATGGGACTCGCTAATTTTTCAGAACTTAAAACATCAATAGCTAACTTTTTAGCACGTGATGATTTAACTACACAAATTCCAGATTTTATAACACTAGCTGAATCACGTTTAAGTCGTGAGTTATTTACTCGATTTAGCCATGATAGAGCAACAGCTAGTACAACTGCGGGAGATGATTTAATTTCATTACCGACTGATTTTAGGCAAATTGAAACTATTAGAATAAATAGTTCGCCACGAAGAACGCTAACGTATTATTCACCTAATTCGCTAAACACAAACTTTCCTAGTGATAGTCGTGGTACACCGCAAGGGTATACAATCATTGGTTCAGAAATACGTTTAGCACCAACACCAGATTCAGTATTAACGTTAGAAATGGTATATTCAAAACGTATTGAGGCATTATCAGATTCTAATACAAATAATACTATTTTAACTCGCCACCCTGATGTTTACCTTTATGGTGCATTGCATCATGCATCTGTTTATTTATTAGATGAGGTAAAAAGTCGTCAGTATGATGAGTTATTTACAAGAGCAATACAAGAGATAATCGTTAGTCATGATAAAGAAAAATATGGCAGTTCTTTGGCTATGAAAGATGACTATACAAAACAATTAATAACTATTACGGGATAAAAAAATGTCAGCATCAAATTATTTAGAAAACGAACTTTTGGATCATGTGTTAGGAGGCAGTGCTTACACTTCGCCAAGTGCTATTTATGTTGCACTTTCAACGGGCAGTTTCGCAGATGATAACAGTGGCACTGAACTTACGGGTAACGGATACACTAGAAAAGCGATAACATTTGGCACTGCAAGTAGTGGTTCTATTTCAAATAATAGTGCTGTTGAATTTGATACAGCTACGGGTTCATGGGGTTCGGTTTCTCATTTTGGTTTGTTCGATGCTAGTTCAGGTGGCAACTTATTATACCATGGGGCGTTTTCTTCAGCCAAAACCATAGAAACTGGAGATGTATTAAAAATCAGTAGCTCATCATTAACTGTAAGTTTAGATTAAGATGAATGGCAATAGTACCCATACATTTAGAACAGCTTGACCAATATGGTACATTAGAGCAATTAGATGCTGTAATAAATTCATTAGATGATTTAGATACAACATTTATAGATTTTAAAAATCCTAATTTAGAGCAACTTGATAATTGGGGTGGTTTAGATACACTACCTTTTTCGTTAGATAGTACAAGTTGGCAAACTGCATACGTACGTTTTGGTTCTGGTACAGTATCAGCTTCATTTAGTACAACTGCTGATGCTCAAGTAGGTGAATCAGTTGATGGTTCAACAACATCTACATTTACTGTCTCTGGAAGTGCATTACGTTTACGTACTGTTGATTCATCAATTAGTTCAGCAACAACACTTAGTGGAGATGCTTTACGTTTAAGAACTGCTAGTGGTACAATAAATAATATTTTTTCACTAACGGGTTTAGGAATATTACTTAGAACTGTAAGTGGATCGTTATCGCATAGCTTTACATTATCAGGGGCGTGTACCTATGAGGCAAGTATGTCAGGTACGTTGGCTCAAACTTTTGCTACAAGCAGTACACCAAATGCTGAATTTGTGAATAGTGGTTCAATAACATCAAGTTTTACAGATTCATCAGAATTATTTAAACAAGGACAAGAATGGAGTGATTCAAGTTCAAGTGTTGACGAAACATGGACACCACAAAGTAGTTCAGTAAGTGAAACATGGACACCACAATCAAGTAGTGTTAGTGAAAGCTGGACGAGTCAAACTGTTTCATCTGATACCTGGACAAGTCAATCATCAAGTGGAGAAACATGGCTAGGACAGTAAGAAGAACATTAAATGAGTGGTTACCTGACCAACCTATTTATGGAAATAGAGGATTATCAGTAGCGACAAATGTATATCCTGTTGCACGAGGTTATAAACGTTTTCAAGCACTTTCTGATTTTTCCAATGCGGGTACTAATTATTTACGTTCTGTATTTGCTTGTGAGGACACAACGGGTTCAGTAAAAATATTTGCTGGTGATGAAACTAAATTATATTTATTTAATTCAAGTACACAAAACTTAGATGATGTTTCCAAGGGTGGAGGCTATACTTTAGACATTCAAGATAAATGGAAGTTTGCTCAGTTTGGTAATGTAGTAATTGCAGTGGGTGGACATGGTGAAACAATACAAAAGTTTGATTTAGGTACTGATAGTCAGTTTAGTGATTTAGCTACTGGCGTTAACGCCAAACATTTAACAGTTGTAAGAGATTTTGTTTTTACTGCAAATAATAGTTCAGGTATTAACAATGCAAGATGGTCAGCTTTAGGTGATTCAACCTCTTGGGCAAGCAGTCAAACCACTCAAGCTGATAATCAAGATATTTCTGATCTTGGACAAATCACTGGTTTGGTCGGTGGTACTGAAGTTATTATTTTATGTGAACGTGGTATTGTTCTTGGTAGGTATGTTGGTACACCTCTTATTTTTCAATTTGACGTTATCGAGTCAAATAGGGGCTGTAACTTTGGCAATTCTATTGTAAATGTAGCCCAACAAGTTTTTTATTATACTGATGATGGATTTTACACGTTTGATTCAAGACGAGGCAGTCGTCCTATTGGACATGAAAAAGTAGATACTTTTTTCAAAAATGATTTCAATACGGATTATGCTTATAAAATGTCAAGTGCTGTTGATCCAACTAATAAACTTATTATGTGGGCGTACACATCAACTTCATCATCTGATGGTAGTGCTGATAAAATATTAGTCTATAATTATGTGTTAGATAGATGGTCAGTAGTTGAACAAGCATCTGATACATTATCAGCTATTTTAACGTCAGGAAAAACATTAGAACAATTAGATAGCATTAGTTCTTCTATTGAAAACTTACCAGCAAGTTTAGACTCTGATTTATATAAAGGGGGTAACCTTTTATTTGTTGGCAGTCAAAACTCAAAAATAAGTACATTCACTGGAACAAGTTTAAACGCCACGTTAGAAACGGGAGAATTTGAACATAGTAGTAAACGACTGTCGTTATTAAGCCAAGTCAGACCTTTATATGAAAAGGCTGAAAGTGATTCAGCAACAGTCACAGTGCAGACGGGTGGACGTAGAACTACCGCTGATACTTTTACCTATGGTTCAGCAGTAAGTTTAAACACTGATGGTTTTGCACCAACACGAGTAAACAATCGTTATCATAGAGTACGTTTAAACTTATCAGGTGATTGGTCAAGCGTATATGCTTTAGATTTAGATATAGAATCAGTAGGTAATAGATGAGTACAAACTTTATAGGTTTACCTTATCAAGGTGGTACAGAGCAACAAGTTGCGTTTGTGGTTAACAATATTTTAGATGGTAAAATAAATTCTACGGGTTCAGTTACATTAACTGCCTCTACCACTACAACAACTGTTAGTGATAATAGAGTAGGTGAAAACTCAGTTATTTTATTTATGCCAACAACAGCAAATGCTAGTGCCGAACAAGGTGCTGGAACAATGTTTGTTGGAACACGAGCAAAACAATCATTTACAATTACCCACGCTAATAATGCACAAACCGATAGAACTTTCGCATATTCAGTCCTTGGCTAATAATCGTGAATTTCCATGTCAAATTCATATAACTGATGCGAACATAAAACAAGTATGGACAATACTTGAACCAAAGTTTGATGAGATACTCAGACGAGGTATTCATATGGAAACGAAAACGTCAGTCTATGAATTGATGCGAAGTGGACGTTTAAAATTATGGTTGAATGTTGATACATTCGTTATGTGTTGTGTTGAAAACTTAAATGTAGGACGAGTATTAAATATAGCGTTTGCATTTGGGAATAAAAAACACGTATTAGAAATTATAGAAAAATCGTTAAAGACGTATGCCAAAAAGATGGGTTGCAAATATTTGTATGTTTGTGGACGACTTGGGTGGAAAAAGTTTTTAAAAAAAAGTTTATTTAAAGAAAAAATTACAATGTTACTAAAGGAGATATAAATGTCATTTATTACAAAACCAATCGGTCGTGCTGTTAGTTCAGTGGGTAGTGCCTTTGGTCTTGGAGGTGGTTCTTCAGCACCGAATCAAGTAGGTACTCAAGTTACTACTCAAGCACGAGATGTTCCAGATTATTTAAAAGATGATTATAAATTTGCAGTTGAAAAAGCACGTGAGTTATATGATTCACCGCAACAATTATTTGAGGGTTCATATACAGTTCCATTTTCTGATGTAACACAACAAGGTTTAGATCAAGCTACACAACTTGCTCAAGCGGGTGATCCATTAAGTCAAGCGAGTGCTGATTTAGCTACACAAAGATTACAAGGTAATTTTTTAATGGGTGATATGAATCCTTATTTCAATAAAGCAGTTGAGACTGCGATCAATCCAGTTATAAGTAGTGTACAAAGTCAATTTAGTAGAGGTGGACGTTTAGGTTCAGATGTTAATCAAGAGGTATTAGCACGTGCTATTGGCGATATTACTGCACCTTTAGCTTTTGCAAATTACAATAATGAACTTGATAGACAGATGCAGACTCAACGACTTGCACCAGCAATTTCTGAGGGTAGGTTTGCTGATTCACAAAGACTTATGGATATCGGTTCTATTTTAGAGGGACAACAAGCCCAAGAACTTCAGGAAGATATTATGCGAAGTCAGTTTGCTCGTAACGAACAAAGCGACAGACTTAATGAATTATTACGTAATATTACGGGTGCTACGTATGGTGGTACGACTACTGCCTCTGCACCGATTTACGGAGCAAGACAAAACAGTTTCTTAAACCCACTTGGTATTTTTAGTACCGCTGGTTCATTATTGGGAGGATTATTAGGATAACGATATGACACAATTACCAAACAACTTAACAGGCTTACTTAACAACCCACTATTAACACCAGTGGGTATAAACCCCAATGCACCAATGTTATCACCACAACCTATGGGTGGTTTCGGTGTTCCGCAAAACCCTATGATGGGTATGCCACAACAACAAAAACCAACATCTTTTGCTGACAGATTAAAAAGTTTAATACCAGCATTTGCTGATTACTATCGAGGTGCAAGTATTGCTGGTAAAGCTAGTCTTGATCCAAGTTCTGGTGATGCTAACTTTGTTAATGCTATGGGATTGCAAAATGTACAAAACCAAAGACGAGCAAGAGAGGCTTTAGCAAACCAATTACAACAGCAACAAATTGCAAATCAGATTAGTTTTATGAATCAAATGACTAAAGACCAAAAGAATTTTGCATACAGAGAAAGTTTACCTGATGATCAAAAAGCTGATTTTGATAAATTTATTTCTACAAGTTCATTTAGTGGTCAACCAGCTAGTGTGAAAGAATGGCAATATTACAGTGGTTTAACCAAAGACGATCAAAATAAATATTTAAATATGAAAAGACAAGGATTTAGAACAATAGATACGGGTGCGGGTTTTACAGTTGTTAATCCTCAAGGTGATGTTGTACAAGATAAAACAATTCAAAAAACACTACCACCAACTGCTCAACCTGAAAATATTGTAAAGAAAAAAGAGGCTGAAGAAAGAGGTAAAGAATTGGCTGAATTAAAAATACAGTTTCCAAAAATACAATCTGAAATGAAACAAAAAGTAACTTTAATTGATGATATATTAGGTGATCCTAATTTAGATGATTACTTAGGTGGTAACGCTTTATTGCCAGCATATCCAGGTACTGCTAAATCTGATTTTCGTGCTAAATTAGATATGTTAAAATCACAAGAATTTTTAACTCAATTTGATAAGTTAAGAGGAACTGGTCAGATTTCAAATGCTGAGGGTGAAAGAGCAGTATCTGCTGGAACAATTATTTCTGACAAATTATCAAAAGAACAATTAATAGCTGAATTAAAAAGATTAAGAGAAGTTGCCAATAATGTGTCTACAAGAAAATTTAAACAAATTGAAAGTTTAAGTGGCAATCAATCACAAACTACACCTACTAATGAAATAATTCAAGTAAGAGACGAGGATTTAGAATAATGGCTATGCTACGTCAATATAAGGGACAAACATATAGTTTTCCTGATGGTACAAGTGATGAAAAAATAAAAAATTATTTTCGTAAAATTAGAGATAGTCAAAATACAGAACCACAGAAAACCGAATTCAACCCTACATTGATGGACAAATTACGTTTAGGTTTACAAGGTTTAACTTTTGCTGGTGGTGATGAAATTGTTGCTGGTGTAAAAGCCCCTTTTTCTGACAAAACATACAGCGAGTTGTTAGAAGAAGAACGTAAAGCTATTGACGATTATAGAAAAGCTAGACCTTTAGAGGCGTTAGGCTTAGAATTGACTGGTGCATTACCAACAGCAGTTGTTGGAGGTGCTGGTTTACTAAGAGTACCTCAAATAGCCAAAACAGCATCACCTTTATTGAAAGCTGGTAAGATTGGTGCTATTGAGGGTGCAACTTATGGTTTTGGTTCTGGTGAGGGTGTTAGTGATAGAATTACAAAGGGTGTGATTGGTGGTACTATTGGTGGTGTTACTGGTGCTGGTGTTCAAGGTTTAGGAAGTCTTGGTAAAAGAGCATTTAGTAGCCAAGCTACACGAACTGACAAAGAGGCTAATAAAATTATAAAAGAGGCACTAGATGCTGATGATATAAAACTTGATGATTTACAAAAAGCCTCAGATCAAATTCCAAGTACATTACCTAAAACATTAACTGATTTAGCTGATGCTAATACACGAGGACTATCTTATGTTGCTAGTCAAGGACAATCAAAAGGTAAAAAAGTTGCCGAAGATTTTTTGACACAAAGAAATGTTCAAGCATCTGATAGAGTTGTAAATAATGTACAAACATTTTTAAATCCTACAAAAGCCAGAAATGTTGATGATATTACAAATCAATTACAAAGTGAGGCTAATGTATTATATGACAAAGCCTATACAACCAATGGTGTTCCTAATTTAATTGATAAAGATAGTGTAAAAGATTTTTATAATCTTGATGTATTTCAAAAAGCAATAAAAGAAACTAGAGATTTAGTTTCTTTGGATTCTTTAGAAAACCCTCAAGCATTACAGAACTTTGATAATATTTTTAAAGTCAATAAAACTTCAAAAAAGTATGAAGTTACAGATGATATACCTATTGAGTTTGCTGATAAAATCAAACAAGGAATAGATGCTTTTATAGAAAAAAATTCATCAACTGCATTAAAACAAGGAAGTCTAAGTAAAACTGCAAAAAGAAAAGTTGTTGGTTTACAAAAAAAATATTTAGAAACACTAGATAATCAAAATCCAATTTATAAAAATGCACGACAAATTTTTAGTGATAAAACATCTATTCAAGATGCTTTTGATGAGGGTATGAAATATAAGCGATTAGATATTGATGAATTATCTAGTACATATAAAGGACTAAAAACAACACCTGAGAAAAAAGCATTTAGACTAGGAGTATCTAAGGCTGTAAATGAAGAGGTAATAAAAAAACCTGATAGTGCAAGTGATGTTTATAAAACTATATTAGGTTCTAATAAAAAGAAAAAATTATTTGAAATAATTTCACCTGATAAAAAATCTTACAATAATTTTATTAAAAATCTTGAGAGTGAAAATAAAATGTTTAGAACTCAAAAAGATGTTTTATTAAATAGTAAAACAAACCCAAGAGAGTTATTTGTAAGTACAGTTGATAAAGCATTAAATACACAAAACACTGTTAAAGATTTAGCAAAAGGTGTTGAAAATTTTATAGTAGGAAGAAACCCTCAAGATTTAAGAACAGCAATAATTGATAAAACTTTAAATCCTAATAATAGAAGTCAAACTATACAACAATTAATTGATGCTCAGAAACGAAATCGAATACAAGGGTTACTTGATACTCAACCACTTTTATACCCATCAATAATATCAACACAACAAGGATTACTAGAATAGGAGAAATATATGGCGAAAAATTCATGGAATGACTACAGTGCAACAGCTAGTAGTAATACAGATGTTGGAGGTATCTCAATCGCAGAGGGCATGAGTCCATCAAATGTCAATAATGCTATGAGAGAGATGTTAAAACATACTGCTGACGTTGTTGCTGGTACAACCACATTAACAAGTTTGTCATTGACTACGGGCAACATTACAACAGGTGTTTTTTCTGATGGTGCAGTTGGAACGCCATCTATAACTAATTCAGGTGATACCGATACGGGGATATATTTTTCAGGTGCAGATGAAATAAGTTTGACTACGGGTGGTACACAAAGATTAAGTGTAGATAGTTCAGGACATCTTAATCATAATGGTTCAGCTAGTGCAGATATTTCAGCGTTAACGTCTGCAAGTTCTGTTGCAGTTGATTTTGATACAGCACAAAATTTCTCATTAAC